ATTATTATCGTGCCACTTACTCATGACTAAAGTCACGAGTGTGCGTGGCACCCTGTAATCAATCCGAAGTATCAATCCAAAGCATACCAAGTATTGGAGTAGAAGGAGGTGTATCTTGTATTACGGGTCTTACTCCAGATAAAAACAATCTCCAATATGTAGTATCTGTAGGCAAATTTCCAACTGTGGTTTGTATACAATAATAAATATCTCCTTGATAACTTACTGCTTGACCTGGTTGATATGTAACTGCATTGTTGTATTCCCCTACAAAAACTAACCCAATCCCAGGTAAGCCTTGCGCTCCTCTGCTTGCAGCTTTAAACCACCATGAATCAGTAGAATCTCCAACTGGTATATGACCCATGTTGTTATTTTGTTTAGAAACATATGTTTCATGATTGTACGTTACAATATTCCACATTTGATAGGTGGTAGTAGAATTATATTGACCTTTATAAGAAAATTTCTGTATTTCTACATTAAATTCTTGTTGTTTTTGGAGTATATAATCTTCTGTTTGATTTTTAAAAAAGGTTTCTAAATTAATAATACAATCTTGTAATTTATTTAAATCATCGGGTAAAAACGATGATTCTCTAAGTAAATTTGTCAATTCATTTAATCTGTCATTTTCTTCAGGAGTCCTATTGAGTTTTAATTTTAAGGTTCTATATTCATTAAATAAAGCAATTTCATTATAAGTAAGGTCTCTTTTTCTAACAAAAGAATCTATTTCATCAGGAAATATACTGAGATTAGACATATAATCACCTCTTTTAATAAATTTTCCACGCAGTAATAGTCATTATGCTGTCATATTTTAATCCCAAACTTAAATTTTCAATAATGTATTTACCAGAAATATTATATTTTGACGAGTTAACTTCAATTAGTTTATTGGCATCAAGAAACAATATAGGAACACATGTAATTGTAATTTTTTCATTAAAATTGGTGTGCTTCCATTCTTCATATTCAGCCCTTATTTGGCATTGTTCATCTGTAAAATATTTATCTTCAATTATTACCAAATTTCTTTTACCTATTTTTTCAATCGTAAAGGGAGAAAGAGGGTTATATTCATCGGTTATTGATTTTTCTGCTTTAACTTGTAAACCATCTTCTCTTAACCTGCCATATACTACAATATGATTTTTTATATTATTAAAATCTATATCTAACTGTTTTGCATTAATCAAGTCATCATTTTCAAAATTGAATATTACAGAATCATTCAACATATTCTTTACTTTATTAAACCTCAAATAACCATTTACATCATAATATAATTCATAATTCATATACAGTTTTGTAAGTTCATCTAATAAATCCCAAACAGTATCATTAGGCTGTTTCTCAATTTCATATGGAGTCGTATATTCATGAGTATCAATTAATAATTTCGTTTCTCCACCATTCGTTATTGCAGTTTCTCTAATTGCTTCATGTATAGGAACTTCTACTGGTATTCTAACAATATTTTCTAAATATCCCGATATTGTTCCGTCTAAAAAACAGCTCTTATCATATCCTCTAATGTTAATTGTATTTTCTGAAATTTGAATATCCACAGTAGGATTTGAAATAGAATAAATTCCCCAATTAAAAAATATATATTCATCAGTCAAAATATCTTTAATGCCAATTAGTAGTTTAAATCTTTTATTTAACCAGATAGGACTTGAGATAGACGGAAACAATTTGGAATTTAAAACCATTTTTATATTACACGTTCTTCTAATAGACGAATTAGCGTCAACATCTACATTTCCATCTATTGCATAACCTTCAATTTCATCAATAGCTATATCGTTATTATCGAGTATTAATAATTTTATTTTTTTATTTTGTACTGCTTGAAAATGAACTCTATATTCTTGTTCTGTCATGCTATTCACCTTCCAACTCAAGCAATCCGTTTTCAATTAAAGATTTACTATCTGTCCCTGCAACCTCAACAAACTCAACTTCAAGATTATATATTTGTTGTGAAAGCTCATTAATAGGAGTTAAAGTAGGATTGCCAGACAACATAATCATCATCATTTCGCCTGAACTATCTTTATAAAGTTTAGGCTTTTTATCTGTTAAAAATGATATTATATTATTTCTAATAATTTTTTCTTGTTTTCTATCTATAATACCTTTATCTGAAGTAGAATTAGAAACCAACATACATTTCAATTGTCCTTTTCTATACTTCACATTATCATTAGTAAAAACAATAGGATATTGTCCGCCTAAAGTTTCTATTACACTCGTAGGAACTACTGTTTCATAAGGCGAAATTTCAAGATTAAAAAATAGTTGAAAATCTCTGTCTTTATTAACTAACCAAGCACCTTCAAAATCAGATTCTATTTCGCTGTAAATATTGTTTCCTACGACACCACCTGCACCAATTGGCTGAACTGCATACTCATATGTTTGAAGGGCTTCTACATATTTATCTATAAAATAATAATCATGAACATTTTTATCAAAAGGAATGTATTTCATTTCATTCCATAATAAATCTTCTTTCTTACGCTTTTTAATCTTTATATATTCAACAGGCATACCATCTAATTGTAAATTACCTGCTTCGAGATTGTTTTGAAATAATGCTAGTAATACTTGAGTGTAATGCCATTCTTCCTTAGATTCATTATCTATTACAGTATCAATCTGCTCCTTAATACTAATTTCATCAGCTTTCATATTCATCAATTCTAATCTATAAAAATTATCAACTATATTAAAAGTATCAAAATCTACTGTGTCTCCAAACGCATCAAGTCCTATAATCATTAGTTCACCACCTTTGCAAAAACGTTGCAATAATTATCTTTTTGCTGAATACATATATAAACAACATCATCGTTTGTTGGATATATTTTTTGACTAAATATACGATAGGGAACAGTATCATACACATATTTATATAAATGGATTTCATCGTCTTGATATTTTAAAATTATATTACCACGTCTACCAATCATTTTTAAAAAAACACTGTTTACTGGTATTTGTTTGCACCATAACTTTAAAGTAAAATCATTTTCTACATAAAACCCTTCCTGAAAATAGACATAACCATTCAAAAGATTTATCCAATCATTATCTTCATATGAAATTGAACCACTGCCAACTTCGCCAATTATTTGCATCAAGTGACAAGCAACTTCAATACTTGCTCTGTCTTTCAAATTTCTCAAATTGACTGCACTTGCAAACTTAGGCTCAATATATTGTGCAACAAAGGGTATTAGTCCAGAAGAAAACTGCATTCCATGAACTGATAAAGTTCTCAACTCTATCTTATAAACCTTATTATTTTGCAAATTTTCAATTTGTTGCTCGATGGGTAAACCATATTTTTCATCATAAGTAATTAGCAGATTATCCAAATTGTCATATAATAAAAATCTATAAGATTGTAATTGGCCACCTTCAGCTTGTTCGTATGTTGCAGTAATCAGTGGATTTTGATTATTTATTACACCATCAATAATACTTGTAATTGTAAGTATAGGTTCACTATAGCAATAAAAAACTATCCAATCACTGAAATCAGACCAATTATTGTTTATATCACCAACTCTAATCCTTGCCATATATTCAGCACCATTCACAAGCGTATTTGCATCTACAGTATGCTTGTGTTGAAAGGTATTAATCGTTTCATCATAGACAATTGAGTTATCAGACGTTCTTCGTATTACCAAGTTATTTTGCGTGATTTGAACACTACCTCTATAAAAAAATTCAAAATCTTTCGATTTTAAAGCTGAATACGTCTGTATCGGATACAACACGGGTGTCTGTATCATCTTATTCACCACCTTAAAAATAGGGTAGGGGAGAGGACATCTCCCCTTAATATGCTTTTGCTGATTGTAAACTCAATCTAGGTAAATCAAGAATGGCTGCTTTTATTTCATCTGCCGTTCTTACATTTGGAAATTCAAGCTTACCAATATTGAATATTTGTTTTACTTCCTTATTATTAGATATTTTGGATAACGATGGTAATTTCATTTTAGTAGTTGCAAAATTATTTAATATGTTTGCCATATTAGGAAGGGAATCCGCTAATTTGCCAATTAGCTTAGTTTCCGTAGGATTCAAAAATGCTTCTGGTTTTGTTTTTGAACCATCTACCCATGCTAGCCCTGTAAAATCAACCAAACCGCCTTCTTTAAATTTGAAAGTATTTTTCAACAATGAATCGAGATATGCTTCTTGAGCAGAAGTATCCAATCCTTGTGCCTTTCTGTTTGCTATAACTTGCTCCGTTCTTGCTATTTCTATTTGTCTAAAAGCTTCTCTATCTCCACCAACAGATTCTTTTAATTGTCTTTTATATGCTTCTGATTCAGCAGTAGGAGTAGTTCCAAAACCAGTAGAAGACGTTTGTACACTGACTCCTGCTACAGATGCACCAAGTAATTTAGCATATTCTCTTTCTGCAATACTTACTTTTTCTTTTAATACATTAATAATTTCGTCCCATTTATTATTATATGTATTTTTTAGGCTATCTAGCATATTTTCTGCAAGTATATCCATATTTTCATAGTGTTCATTAAACTTTGTCGTTTCTATTTCTGCAATTCTGTTATATGTTTCTTCTGATATTCTAATTAATTCTCGTTCTTGCTCATTTTTTTGCTGTAGCAATTCCTTAGTTTGCTTTAAAGAATTATTTCTTTCCCACTCGCCAAAATCTTTTTGCTTTTCCTCTATTTGTTTCTGTAATTCTTCGACTTTTTCAGGGTCAGCTACATAATCGTATTCCCAACTACCGTCTTCTTTTTTACGTAATATTTGAACGTTTCGATTATTAAGGGTGTTTTGAAGCTTTAATTGTAATTCTTGAATTTCTAATATTCTTTCTTCTCGTTCAAGTCTTTGCTGTTCTAATTCGTTAGAACGCTCTAACATATCTATTGTATCTTGATATTGTTTTATTTTTTCATTATGAATTTCTTTATATAAATCACCAAAATTAACAATATCTTTATAACTTATGCTTTCTTCTAACTTTATTTGTTCTGTTAGTAAACGCACTAACTCTTTAGCTTCTTCGGTAGCAAATTTTTCATTTTCTTCTTTTTGTTTCTTTAAGATCTCTATTTTTGCCTTTTTGTATGCTTCAAACTCTACTTCTGTAATATCATATATTTGTTTTTCATGCTCTTTTAGCTGATTCTCTAAGTTTTTCTTATCTATATCTTTTTGTGTATTTAACAATGTAGAAATCAATTTTTTAGCAGTCTCTTCAAGAGTATCGTTATATTCATTAATAGAAATTTTACCTTCTCTAAATTTTTTGGTTAGTTCATTAATTCTTTCCTGGAGTTTTTCTGCTTCTTCTGCATTAGCAGGTACAATAGCTTTTAATCTTTCTAATTCTTGTTCATATTCATTTACCTGCTTAGTTGCAACTTCTATCTTTTTAGTAAGTATTTCTGCTTTCTTATCATAATCATTATCCTTTAAAAGATTTAGCTGATAATCTAGTTCTTCTAATGCTCTGTCAGATCCTCTAATTTTCTTATCAAAAACTTCAAATGAAAGCGTAATTTTATCTAAATCTAAGCTATGAATAGTATTATCTATTTCTGCATATTCATTTTTTAATCCTATAATAGTATCCGTCAATGACTGATATTGCTTTATAGTTTCGGAAATTTCTTTAGCACGTTCCTCACCATAAGTTTTTTCAGATATTGTTGCTATGTTAAAAGAACCGCTAACAACAGCAGGACGTAAAGATTCAGGTATTTTTTGCAATTCTTTTTGTGCAGAATCTTCATAAGTTTTAATTGCTTTTTTCAATAAATCTGCTTTCTTTTGTTGTGCTACAATCATTTTGTCAATAATAGTTTGTTTGCCAGCGGGGGAAAAGGTATCATCTAATTGTTGTTGTAGTTCTTTTAATTCTTGGTTAAGTGATTTTATTTTTGTATTAATAAAATCAAATTGTTCAGAAAATGGGGTAGATTTAGAAGAACTTGATTTAGAAGAAGAAACGCCATAACTGCTATCATTTAATATACTTATCAATAATTTTGATTTTTTCTCTAATTCTTCTATGTCTGCTAATGTTTCAACATATGCTCCAGCTTCATTCATATATTCTTTATAATATTGTTCATATATACGATTTCTTATACCAGCATTAAAATAACTATTAGTTATTTCATTTGCTTTTTGCCTTGCTTTTTTATCTGTTTGTTCAGCAAGTTTCTTCTTTACTTCTGCAACATTTCCCAATTGTTCAATTTCAAGCCCATAGCTTTTCAATCTCGATCCAACTTGCTCTTTAACTGCTTTAGCATGTTTTTTTTCATTTTTAATACTATCTAAAGCCGTTTGAATTTTGGCTTTACGAACATTTTCTAATGCCGATAATTCTACTGTATATCCATCTGATGTTTTTTTAATTGCATCAGCAGACAAATCATATTTTTTGATTAAATCAAGAATTGTTTCAGCGGAAAGAGATTGACCATTTTGTACATCAGCAATTACTTGATTGAGTGTTTTTAATTCTTCCGATGTGTCAGATATTGATTTTAACAATTTTTTATAAGATTTAGATAAATCTAATGCTGAATTAGAATTATCTTTTGTTTGTTTTGCAAATTGTGGAAATTCTTGCGATAATAGTTCATCTAATGCACGTTTAAAATCTTCAGTACCACTAGAATTATTTAATATTGCTTTTCTAAAATTCTCAAGTTCTTGAACAGTTTTAGGTGCACCTATCTCATTTTCTTTTTGAAGTATAAGTTGTTGTGCAATATTTTTATTATATGCATCGTTTGCTTCATTTGCTTTATTTATTACATCAATATATCCTTGTTGAGACTGGGTTAATTGATTAAATATATTTGTATTTTCCAAACCTGCGTCTTTTAATGCATCAAGAGCAGCTTCCAATATTTTAACTCGTTCTTCAGCAGTGGCAGTATAATCAGCCATTAATATAAATGTGCCTAGTGCAGACCTATCTACTCTTAATCCACTAATGGCTTTCATTAAATCAAAAGCTTTATTCTCTTTATTACTTAAAATAGGAGAACCAGTATATTCATACCCTCCCAAAAGACCAAATAAAGTAGAACTACTACCTTCTTTATTTTTCTTTTCTTCTTCTGCTAAATTTTTTGCTGCAATTAAAGCATTTTCTTCTGCTTTAAGTTTTTCTATTGCTTCTTTTCTTATTTTTTTTATTGACTCTCCACGTGAATCATTAACTAAGTCAATAGCTTCTTTCTCTAATCTAAGAGTTTTTACTAACTCACTTTGTATAGACAGCAATTGATCCCTTGCGTTTTTATCTTCACCTGCTAAATCAATAATTTCGTTATATTTACCCATTAATTCAGTAATTCTATCAGATTGTTCTTTTGCTTTTTGTGCTGCATCTTCTATTTTTTGTCTCATTTCTTCTTGCTTTTGATTAAATACATCAACAAGAGATATAATTGCGGTAAGTCCAACAGCAATCCATCCTAGTGGATTAGACAAAAATGCAGCTTTAATTGACATTCCTAACGATTGAAAAGACAACGACAACCCTTGAATTGCAGTAGCTTCTCCCTTTGTAACCATCATAGTAGCAGTTTGAATATCCTTAAATAACTGCATACTCGTTATTGATGTCTTAATCTGTTTAGGCAATATTTTAAAGAAATTTAAAATATTGTTACCCTTCCATAAAGCAAACCCAGTAGCCACAAACAATAATACTGTTTGTAAATTCCTAAAAGTACCTATAAGACTTGTTAATAATCCTATTACACCTTTAATTAAATCAGAATTTAATGATTTTTGCCAAAATTCTTCCCACGCAGCACTTAATTTATCAAATTTTGCCTGTGTTGATTCTTGATATATTGCAAATTTCTGTTCTGCTGTACCTGCTGAATTTAAGGCAATTTCATAATTTTTCAACGAATCATTGTAATTGTCGAGTAGGGTAATGAGCCTGTTACGCTGATATGTCAATCTGTTACTTTCGCCTTTCGGCTACTGACCATACATTAGTATGGCGGTCAAGGTTCTTCCAAGAGTGTCTTTACACTCGACCTTGACTCTCTATGTTTCCATAGAGTTCAGACTATAACTTCATCCTAAACAAATAGGAGGCGAACGTTTAGTCGTTACGGGTTTTTAATTAGGGATAAATATCTTCATTCGATAAAGAATGGGGGTATTTATCCCTAATTAAATCTTCCCTCGGTGTTATCTTCCGACCTTTACGGCTAAGACTTTCACCGATATAGTTCGCTTTTGATATACATTACTGTATAAAAGGGCTATTTACTTAACCCCCCAGCGTAGTGGTTACATATGCCTTCTCATTTTTTGTTAACTCATCCCATTTACTACCAAGCTCATCTAACACATCTGCTATTGGTCTTAATTGATCTTGTGCGTCAACAGCAGTAATTCCTACTGCTTGTAACGCTTTAGTTACATCATTTATTTGAGTAGCATCTTCTTCATTAAATCCTTTAGCTTTTATTTGTTCGTATCGGCTGATTATACTCTTTAAACTATTACCTATAACCGAAGCCGATTCTCTTGTTATACTTGAAATGGTTGCGATCCATGATGCTGCTTTTTCCAAACTTACGCCACTGTTCTCTGCCGTACTTGCAACTTTTTGTAAAGCCTCACCAATCTCTTCTGCTCCTGTTGCTGTAGCATCCAATCTGTTACTTTTGCCTTTCGGCTACTGACCATACATTAGTATGGCGGTTAGGAATTTCTTCCTAACTCTGCACCTTCATTATTAGATTATACGTGCAGTTCAGACTATATCATCAACCATAATAGGGGTAATTATGGTTGTCTGGCATGACCCATATTGTTACCAACATGAATCTGTTAGTCGTTACGGGTTTTTGTTTGTGATTAATAATAACATATAACCATATTTTTATATTATTTAATCACAAACAAATCTTCCCTCGGAGTTGTCCATCTTCTGGAGTTTCTCCGATATAGCCAGATTTTCATCTGCTTATTACTAAGCAGCGGGGCAAAATCTACCCAAATATGCAAATACATCTATAATTTTCTGTACACTTTCTCCAGTTGCATTAGCTGTAGCAGTTATTATTTTATTACTTTCTTCAAGTGAGATAGACGAAATTTTAGCATATTGAATAATTGCTTTCATTCGTTCTTCTACTTGACTATCATTCAAACCTTGTCTAAATAAATCTGCTGCTGTAGATGCTATTTCTCTTGTTGTTACACTCATTTCTTTGGCAAGTTTATTATAAGATAAACCAAGTTGATTTACTTCTTCTTGTGTTTTATTGGTTACTATGCGAATTTCATTAAGTGCATTATCAAGTTCACTTACATATGATACTGCTGCTTTTATTTGTCTTATCGTTCCAAATAATAAAGTTCCTGCTCCAGTCCATATAATCATTTTATTCCATGCAACCTTGAACATATCTCCCAAAGTCATTACATCCCTGTTGGTTGCTTTAACTGCGGCATTAGCATTTTTGACAGACGCTTCAATCATTTTAAAATCTGCATTTAATTTTCGTGCATTAAAATTACTAGTATTTAAATTGTTTAAAGATTCTCTAAAAGCACCAATTTGCTTTTTAATATCTGCATTATTAAGTAAATCACCATGTTTACTTTTTAAATTTAATAATTTAGTTTCTGCTTCTTGTTTATATATTACTATTCTTTCTTGTAAAATTTTATTTAATTCTTCTTCTTTTTTCTTTTGTTTTTCAATTGCCATCCGTACTTTTTGTTCATATTGTAGCGACTTCTCCTTCTCTGCTAATGCTCTTTGAGCTAGTTTTTCTTGATTTAATCTTTGTTTTTCTTCTTCTTTATATATCTTCTGCAAAGATTTATGTAATTTTATTTGTGCTTCAGCATTAGTATCAGTATTAACCTTGTTGGTTGCTTTAACTGCGGCATTAGCATTTTTGACAGACGCTTCAATCATTTTAAAATCTGCATTTAATTTTCGTGCATTAAAATTACTAGTATTTAAATTGTTTAAAGATTCTCTAAAAGCACCAATTTGCTTTTTAATATCTGCATTATTAAGTAAATCACCATGTTTACTTTTTAAATTTAATAATTTAGTTTCTGCTTCTTGTTTATATATTACTATTCTTTCTTGTAAAATTTTATTTAATTCTTCTTCTTTTTTCTTTTGTTTTTCAATTGCCATCCGTACTTTTTGTTCATATTGTAGCGACTTCTCCTTCTCTGCTAATGCTCTTTGAGCTAGTTTTTCTTGATTTAATCTTTGTTTTTCTTCTTCTTTATATATCTTCTGCAAAGATTTATGTAATTTTATTTGTGCTTCAGCATTAGTATCAGTATTAACCTTTAAAGGCTTTAAATTTTTTTCTATTTTTCTTAACTCATTTTCTAATTCTTGTTTTGTAGTTTTTTTTAATATAGCTTCTATAAGAATTTGTATTTTATCAGCCATTTTGAATATCTCCCTTCTTCGCTTTATTTACGCTAGGGGAGGGGAGTTGTTCTCCCCTCGCATAATTTGAAATTTATATATAAAAAAAGAATCCCTAAAGAAATTAATTTATTTCTTCTTTTTGTTTCTTTTTATTTTTTAATTCTCTAAGTTTTTCACGTATTTCAGTTTTAGACTTCGGTTTTATATATAATAAAGTAGTATCTGTAGATTTATGATTAGCATGTTCTTTTGCAATTTGAATATCATTGGTTAGTTTCATAACTCTATCTATAGATGATTTTCTGAAACAATGCATATGAAAATCATCTATACCGATTATTTTTCCAATCTTTCTAGCCCTATTCTGTATAGTTCCATATGCCATAGGCTTATAAGTTCCTCCATATTTTACAATAAATAAAGAATCTATTTCTAAATTATCCATTTCTTTTCTCATCTCAAGCCATTGTTTGATATATTCTTTGCATTTTTCATCAAAAACGACTTCAACACGTTTACCACGCTTTTCTCTTATGTTTTCAAATAATCCGTTTTCTAAATCTAAAGAAGATAATGTAAGTTTAGAGATTGCTCCAACTCTATTTCCTGAATCCAACGCTAAATGAAAAAGAATCCTATCCTGAATATCAAATATAGGATTTTCTTCTAATTCTTTTGATATTATTTCAATTTGTTCCTCGGTAAGAAAATAATCTTTGGTTATTCTTTCATCGTTTGCTCCTTTCATCCTTTCAATTTTACCCTGAAAGGGATGATAGTCTATTAATTTTCTTTTTACACTCCATGCATAAAATGAAGATACCGTAGAAATTTTTGTATTAATAACTTTTTTATTATTTTGCAAAACATCTTGACAAAAATTCATATATCCTTCCATTATATCAATAGCATTATCAAAAAATTCTTGACTATATAAATCAATATTATCCCATTCTTCCGCAAGGTACACCAAAAAGTGATTCATAAAATTTTGATATACATAATATGTAGTGTCTTTCACTTCTTTATTTTTAATTATATTTGATTTTAAGTATTTCTCATAATATTCAAGGTTTTTTGGATTTATTAATGCTAATTTTTCAGGAGTAAAATATTTTACCTTGGTTACTTTTGCCATTTTTTACCTCCTCTCTCGTTAAATCAAGATATGATAGATGTTGCAATGAAGGAATTTAAGCTTTAAAAAGCCTTATATCATGTAATACAAAAATTTCAGCTGCAGCCGGAGTGGATGCTCCAATGGGGCAAAGTATTGACAACCGTTTATATCCACCAAAACGCCGACATAAGGACGGTTTTCGTTATATTCTTTACCTTTTGCAGAATTATATTGTACCCTGTTATCATAATTGTTGTGCAGGAATTTTATGTATTCAAGGTCAATTTTGTAAAGGTGCAAATTATTCATATATCCCCCTAATAAAATAGCCGGTGGAAGTACCCACCGGCTCATAATCCCTACTTAAAGGCAAGGGTTTTCCTCTTTCATAATCCCTACTTAAAGGCAAGGGGTTTCCTCTTTAACAATCCCTACTTTAAAGGCAAGGGTTTTCCTCTTTCATAATCCCTACTTAAAGGCAAGGGTTTTCCTCTTTCATAATCCCTACTTAAAGGCAAGGGGTTTCCTCTTTCAAATTTCAAAACTTCACATATTTATTATATCAAAAAACACAGAATTTACAATAGGCAGTTTGCAGCATATTAAATCCTTGAAGCACAGTCAGAACAGGTATCATAACCGCTTAAAACGTCTACAGGTACTTTATGGCATACTACACACAGATATTCACCAGTAACCGGCTCAATTTCTTTCATTGCCCTTTTAAGAGCTATTGCTAAAATTTTTGAGTATTGAGCTGCAACACTACCAAAATTTTGATTCAAAGCCCAATCTAAATTCTTTCTATATGCTTCTCTTGCTTTGTTGTTTATACCGTCCTTTCGTATTTATGTCCTAAAAATAAACTAAGCAGGAAACCATAGGACTTTGGCTTTCGGGAGCGACCCTATCCTGCTTATGCACAAACTTTGTTGCACAAAAATAAGCACCTCATTTGAGATGCTTACTATTCTGCAACAATTTTATATTTATATAAATCACTAATTTATCCAAACTTCCGTTTGATTTGTTAGAGATTAACTCTAACTGGGTGTAAACCTACACCCTCTATCCCATCTACAAACGCATTTGGGAATACTTTATATTGCCTTCATTCAACTTGTAATCCTTGTCTTTCTAATCCTTCTTTTAATCTTTCTACATGGTATTTATCCCTTTCAAGATTTTCTTTTGCTTTCTCCATAAATGGTCTTGGTTTTAAAAATCTTGCGTCTGGAGGATATGGATAATCATAACTATACATTCCACCATACATTTCATCACCATATTCAATTAATTCAGCCAAATATTCAAATCCAGTTTCACCATTAGCTTCATCTGTTACAACCACTTCAACATTGTCACCTTTTGTAGTTACAACATGCGTCATATTCTTTTTGCCACCAATGCCTTCACTATAAGGCCCTAACCCACGTCTTTCGTACTCTTTAGGTTCATATACACCATAAACATTTTCATCAACCGACATTACAATATAATCCTTAACTGCATCTGCAACTTCTTTGTTCATAGCATTTTCTACTGCTTTTAATAAGTATTTTTCTAATTCTTTTAGACTACTAAAATTCGGCATAAAATCATCTCCAAATAATAGGGTAGGAGAAAAGTCCACCTACCCATAAAATGCAACCGCTTTTAGTTACATTAACATTAAGCAATCATTTTTAATTGCAAGATATTGTTATTTTTACCTTTTAAAATGCATTCATATTACTTTGCTACATTTCCATCCAATGTTTCAACCAACTGTTTAATCATTGGTAATTTATTTAAATCTAATTTCTGTGCTTCTTTAAGAATACTTTTAATTGCTTTTGGACTCGTATTCTTTTCTACGATATTTATAAAATTAGTCAAATTTCTGTTGATTACACCAGCCAAAGAATTATAAGTATCAATTTCATTTCTTATCGTATGATACGAATGTTCAGAAATAAAATCACGTTCATCTTGATTCATGTTTTCTTTTATAAAATCAATAATCTTATATTCACACGCTTCATCATAATGTTCATCAATATCCACATTGCTATAAAAAGACGTAATAATTAAATCGAAAGCAATCCCATATGCAATACTATCTTTTATTTTCATACCATCTTGCTCAATAATACTGTTTTTTGCAATTTCTTCACACATTAGTCTTTTGGTTGAAATAGGTAAATAGCTTTTTATTTTAATTTCTTTTAATATAGATTCATCACCATTTTTTATTTTTTCAATAATCTCAGTAACTTTAATTCTATTTTCACTCATAATAAAATCTCCTTTTTATTTTAATATTTTAAATTTTTCACATTTTAAATCTTGAATTTCATTCTGTATACGTCCTTCTTTAGCTTTATTTAAAATACTACATTTTCCGTCTTTATATTTGCTACATTGGATGCAATTAAATATAAACTTATCTAATTGTTCTTGATTATTAAAAACTCCTATATAATCAACAGGACGAATTGTTAACTCAATGCGAGGATTATTAGAATCATAATAAATACGTTGTACCCTTTCCAATGTGACATTATCATCTAACCATATCAATTGTGTATCTGTAATTGCGTCTAGTGTTAATTTAAAGTAATTGTTAGCATCCATGTCTAATCTATTAAAATAAAAAACACAATCAATATAAAAATGTTGTGTCTTATTTGGAATTAAACTCCATCCTTGCAATTTTATTTGTTCTTTTATATACTTAGCAAAATCTTTTTTGTATTTTTTTGCTTCGCTAGTTTCATACATAGTTACAAATGCCTTCGGTTTACCATTAACGTATTTTATAAAAGGCCTAGGTTTTAAGTAATGGTTTACACTTGGAGGAATAGGAGATATAAGTTTAAGAATATTAGATATTTAAATCACATCCTTTAGTTCTTTTAGGATATTTTTTGAAATAACTGGTATCTGTGGTGTGCTGAAACTCTGCGTGGCTAAAGCCAGCAGGTTCTAACGTACTTTCCAACTTCTGCACTAACCCGAAAGTATAGTGCCACTAATTGGTTTCCGTTAGACTTTTACTACCAATTGTTCCTACAATCCCATTTTTATGAGTATATTTATCGTTCATTAGATATACACCACCTATCTAATTACAATATATCATAACATTAGATAGGTGTCAAGTATCTATTTTATTTTGGGTCAAGATAAGCCTTCATCCCAACGACTAAAGTCGTGGGCTTTCGGCTAAGTTACATGTAAATAAGCTTGTTTGCCTTGGCTGAATACTGCTAATGCTTTATCATAGGAATCAAACTCTAGTCCATCAAACCATTCATTATCTGTTTGGTCTATCGCTTCTGTTGTAAAGGCAATGTTCTTGGTGGTTAGCTTTTGCTCAACTTCGTTTTTATGTCCTTCTGATATACAATTTTCTTGCATTTCTTGTTTATCTTCTTGCCATGTGACTTTATGGCAATGGCAAATTATTTGTATTGTCAAATTTGTTACCCCAAGCACTATTACCAGTACCACCCTCGATTACTACTGCTTTACCCATGCAATTGTTCGATGATATAAGGTTGTAGTTGTTGTCGGTGCCCTGTAATCGTATCGTGTATTGGTCTGAAGTATAGTCGCTTGTTTGCCCTGTGCCACGAATGCAAGTGTTGCCTGTTACCGTGTTGTTACTAGATGAATATAGGTCGATACCGCTGTTGTTGTTGTTGCAAGCGTTGCTTGTTACCGTGTTGTTGTTACTAGATAAAGATAGGTAGATACCGCTGCTGCTGTTGTTGTTGCAAGTGTTGCCTGTTATCGTGTTATTATTATTAGATGAATATAGGCAAATGCCGCTGCGGCTGTTGTTGTTGCAAGTGTTGCCTGTTATCGTGTTATTATTATTAGATGAATATAGGCAAATGCCGCTGCGGCTGTTGTTGTTGCAAGTGTTGCCTGTTACCGCGTTGTCGTTATTAGACTCATCTAGGTAGATGCCGTAGTAGCTGTTGTTGTTGCAAGTGTTGTCTGTTATCGTGTTATTATTATTAGATGAATATAGGCAAATGCCGTTGTCGTCGTTATTGTTGCAAGTGTTGCCTGTTACCGTGTTGTCGTTATTAGACTCATCTAGGTAGATGCCGTCGCCGTTATTGTTGCAAGTGTTGCCTGTTACCGTGTTGTTACTAGATGAAGATAGGTAGATGCCGCTGATGTTGTTATTGTTGCAAGTGTTGCCTGTTACCGTGTTGTTACTAGATGAAGATAGGTAGATGCCGCTGCTGCCGTTATTGTTGCAAGTGTTGCCTGTTATCGTGTTATTATTATTAGATGAATATAGGCAAATGCCGTTGTCGCCGTTATTGTTGCAAGTGTTGCCTGTTACCGTGTTGTCGTTATTAGACTCATCTAGGTAGATGCCGTAGTTGTTATTGTTGCAAGTGATGCCTGTTACCGTGTTGTCGCTAGATGAATATAGGAAGATGCCGTAATTATAACTTGCAGTATATGTTGTATTGTCCCCGTCAATCTGCAAACCTTGTATTTTGCAACCGCTTTTTCCATTTAAGGTTATTAAGCCCCTCGCAGTAGGTCCACTATCCGTATTAGTGGAATTATACATTCGCTTTAAGATGGTAGCATTGCCATTGCCCCTTATACTTACATTATCCTTTGGAATATTGATACTCGCCGTAATATTATAAGTTCCATCAAGGATGACTATTTCCCCGCCAGTTGCGGGCAAAGCATTTAGTGCTTGTATAATTTCTTCTTGGT